TTACCCTAAACATTCCATCTTGAAGGTTTTCCGTTCCTGATCCAGGAGAGGCTTCTCTAACTGTCAAGGTATGAGTGCTTCCAGAAAGCCCCACTGACTTATATGCTGCTATACGGTCTAAAATATCAAGGTTATGGTTAGTAGTAGTTCCCCACGCTCCTGACTGTTCTCCGGACCCTATTTTTTCTATTCCATAACTTGTTGTATATGATGATGCCATATCCTTATCCTATGCCGCTATTTGTGTCCAATTAGGTGTTTGAGAGGTACTTATAACTCCATATCCCGGTGTTTGAGAAGTATTAATGTTTTGCCAAATATTCATCGACCCTACTTCTGTTATAGCAGATACTCCTTCTATTGTAAGAGTGTATGTAATATCTACGGTCCCTACCGCTGTTGCTGCCGAAACACCAGAAGGAACAAACACCATATCATTGTTTACAGTGGGAGAGCCAACCGCCGTTGCTGCCGAAACACCCGTTGCGTTTGTTTGAAAAACAATTGTCGTTGAGCCAATACCCGTTGCTGCCGAAACACCCGTAATCGCAATAGGTAACGCATCATTCCAAGCACCTTGGTTCCACGTTCCTCTATTCCATCCAGATATTGCAACATCTGTGGTTGCTGTCCCTCCCATACCTGAGTGGTTTGTACAATAATAGTATAAAGTCGGTGCGCCTACCGCTACTTGGATTTGAGTATACGCCCCTGAAGATCCTGGAGTTCCTGAAGTAGTTACTCCTGTAGTGTACTCTGAACCACTGTTGTGAGAACCATCTGAAGTAGTAGACAATCTTAATGGATGACCAGAGTTTGAACTATCTGCTTGGTCAAATTTATAAATAGCTCCTTCAACTAAATTTAAACTAGCTTGTTGATTGCCATTTATAGCATATTTATTACCACTTCCTGTAGAGACTACAGTTACGGTAAAAGTCGTAGACATTATGCAATCCTAATCAGTGCATTATTTGCATCGTTTGCGGGCATTTGAATAGTAAAGTCTCCAGCACTTGAAGATTTGTCACCACCAAAATTGATAACTGCAACCGAAGGATTGGCCGCATGATTTGTAGTAGATCCTGTTCCGGCGGTGCTTAAAGTACTGTTATATATTAAAGCTCCTCGAGAATTACTAATAGTTGAACTTGACCAAGTAGTATCTGCACAATCAACAAAAGCTGTTGGTACAGAACTACTGTTGTCTCCTAAACCAATCGTTATACTTGATAAAGTATTTCCACCAGCCGTGTAATTTGTTCCACTAACTTCATTTCCGGTAGTGTATCCGGTAGTATCAGCGTCAATAGAAGAACTATTAGTAAACATAGCAATCTTAATCGTATCCGCACCAATTGCACTAGACCCTGTTCTAGTGTGAGCAGTTAAGAAATGAATACCCGCTAATATCTCTCTTTTAAATGTTCCGCATATTGCAGAAGTACCCACAGCCATGTCAAAGTCTCCTTATTATTTCAGCTATATCATGATGGCCTTGTTTCTTCATCAAAGCCCAAATTGTTGTTCTTTCACTTTGTGCCATACTTTTCATATAATATATCAGTATTTCTTTCAACATATCTCTGTGAGCCATAGCCTGATCTCGTATGACAGGAGGGGCGGTCTCACTAACTGACATAATCCTATTTAAAGCCATATCCGCAATTTGTTCAGGAGAGTGTCCACTATCACTAGATGTATAGACCATAACATCTCCTAGGTCAGAAGAACTATTTGCATCAAACATTATTCAACTTCTCTCCTAACTCTGTCATATCTATATTGATCTCTGGTATCTCTTCCTTCACCAAGATTTTTTAACCATCTTATTGATTCTTGAAATCTACCGTTATAAACACTTAATAAAGCTTCTTCACCCTTCATAAAAGTATACGCCTCAACCAAAGATCCATACAATAAAGCTAGTTCAGCATTTTTAGATAACCAAGTTTCTCCGCTATCGGCTCCTTGAGTAAGAGAATCCGGACGATAATAGTAGTGAAGCTCTACAGTAAGCCCTGAAGAAGGTGTGGGGGCTACCATAAGAGAAGTGCTATTCCAATCTCCATAGTATAAAGGAGTTCCTGTAGTGGCGGGATTTGGAGTATAGTCTTGTAAAAAAGTAACATGTTTATACAGTAAGAATTTATTTTTTGAGTCTTCAATAACGCTTAAAGACATTGACGATAAATAATCATCTGGTTTAGTTAAAAATTTAACGGAAGCAGAAAGAGTCCCTGTTTGGTATTTTCTAAAAACATCTAATTGTACTTCTTTAAATATTCTTTCTTCTGCATTAATAATAAACCTTGGAAGTTGGCTTACAAAAGTAGTTTCCGTATTCTGTGTATAATCTTGTATTGCTGTTTTCAAAGTTGCTAAAGTATAAGCCATATTACGCACTCACCGTTACTGGACCAGCAGATGCAGAAGATCCACCACCTTTTATATTTCCTGTAGTAGCCGTTTCAGAAGAACCACTGCTACTTACATTAAAGCTGTAGCTGTCAGATTGATCCCCGCCAGATCCAGCTATTTTAGTTATACTATATCCCGTACTATATTCTATAACAGATGATGTAAATCCGTCAAAATTTAAAACAGTTCTAAATCGAACAGTATCTCCAGTTTCTCTTGAATGACCTGGTTCTGTAACTGTAATAACCGCTGATCCGGAAGATCCTGATTCAAAAGCATTGTTTTCTAATAATACTTCTACAGCAGGTTCTACTCTATCCGGTCGAGCATTCCTTAAAGCTTCTGGATCAGCAACAGCCCGTCTAGGAGTAAGTTGAGGCTGTTTAGTTTCAAACTCATCTCGTCCCACTAATAGACCTGTCCATTCTTTTACTAGATCTCTTACCCTGTAGGCTCTACCAGAACGATCTGATATTCCTAAAGCGTGTTTTCCTGAAGCATATCTAGGCATTACGACACATTTAAAGATGAGTAGGTAGGAACAAGCCGTAAAGCAACTCTTTCTCCGTCTTCGGAAGCAGCTCTTTGAAATTCTTCTTCGTAGATATCTTTGAGAACACCAATCCTATCAGGCGCTTTTTTAATAGCTAAATAGTAAGCAAGACCTGCTGTTAAGCACGGTAAAAAACGAAATGGAATGTCTGCATCATTAACCGCATCATCTGTGTCCTGCATTCTTTTTACTCTGTAGTAGATAAGCTGATCTGTAGAATTTTCAGGAGATGCCCATAGCGTAATAGTAGGAGTTATTTGCCTATCTACATAAAATTGAGAAGGTCTTCCTTGAGTTGTCTTATCAGATATACCCATATAGTCAGATCTACCGATACGAGTTATTCCCAGATCAGATCCGCTACGCCTAATAACAACTTCTAATACATCTACTGTCGATTGTACGTCTACAAGACTAGGAACAGATGTAACAGTTGTAGTTGCTCCGCTAGTTGCTCCTGTAAGAGTTTCTGTTGCTACAAAATCTGCTGTAGGAACTGTTATAGTCATAGTAGTTGAAGAAGGTTTAGTTATAACACTTGCCGTAGCTCCGGCAGCGCCCGTAACGGTTTCTCCAACAGTAAAAGATCCAGAGGCCGCTACAACTAAAGTAATCGTGCCTAAAGGATAAGTAGAAACGGAAGAAGAAGAAGACAAATGAGCAAGTGATTGTGTTACTTGCTCAACTGTCCATAAATTTATTCCTCTGTTCGACCATTCTGCAAATAGAATGTTTAAAGACCTTCTAGCGGTAGCAGAATCATATCCTGTGCGTAATTCTAGACCGCATCTCTCAAAGGCTTCTTCCGTAACTTCAGCCATATTTAGGTTGAAATCGTAAGATCCAGAAGTTGCCATGCTTTTATCTCCTTAAAGGACTATTTAATCCTCTCATTTCATTAACGAGTCTATTTTATTTTCTAATCGATCAAAGCGATCAAACATTCTGTTTATGTCTTTTGCTAAATCATTTTTAGTAACATAATCTTTAGCAACTTCTTCTCTTGTCTTATTTAATAGTATCTCAATTCTTTGAACATTACTATGGTGAGCTTTAAGAAAATAAAAACAAACAGCCCCAGCTAATGTGAGAACACTGTTCCACATGTATGAAGTCATCTCATCCATTTTAATACGATTTAACAACTTCTATAACAATACTATAACTATCTCCTGAAGAATGCCCTGCCGTAGTTAACAAGATATCTCCGGTAACGCCACTTCCAGCATAATTAGGAAGACCAGCTACCTGACCAGAGAGGTCTATAGTATCTGTGTAATCAGCAGGTAATCCTATCGCAACAACATTTGCCGTTGCATCGTATAGAAGAGTTGCCGACATGCCTACTGTAGAAAAAGTAATTTTACTTATACTAATAGATGATACTGCTTTACCTTGAGCGTTGTTAGAGAGATCAGACATGTCTATTTTTAGGACTGCCGACTCTCCCGTTCCATCACTAAGGTTAGTTAAATAAAAAACCGCTTTTTTATCGCCATCTTGTAGCTTTGTTGCACTAACTGCATCTGCCATAATTTACTCCGTAAAAGAAGATGGGGGCGAACCCCCATCTATATTATTAACCATTAGCGTAGTCAACGTTCATGCCAGTTATGCGAATCCAAATCTTACCCGCTGTATAAGCAGCGTTTGTTGCGTCACCCTGAACAAGGTATATATACTTTTTAGACAAAGCTGCCATAACAGCACCCGCATCAACAGCGTTATAATAGCCTAAAGTAAGATCACCGTTGTTCATCATCTGAGTTCCTGAAGCAACCGCAGCACCAGAAGCCGTAGTTCCTGTAGCAGAAATATCTACGTTAATATCTGGATCACCGCCTGTTGGAACCTCTACACAACCAAACTCGAGGAGGATAGGAATACCATTAACTTCTTTAGTTAATTCTCCAATATAAGCATTGGCATCAGTTCCGTTACCAATAATTCGATCTGCTGTTGCTGAACCGTCAAAGCCACCATGAAGATCAATAATAATTGAAGTAACAATAGTACCACCAACTTTATTAACAAAAGTGTTAATAGAAGCGTCTGGAATACCAGAACCGTGAGCGTTAGGAGTAATACCAAAGATGGTCGCTCCTGTGTCTAAACTAGCGTTGTTAGCTCCGGCAGCAGTAGCAGTGCCAGAAAAACCATTTGTATCAACAATATTATTGATACCAGAGGTTGAAACGGTTTGAATTTCAAATTGTTTTTGAGTAATAGTTCCGGTAGTAGAGTTTTCATTAATTTGTTGAAAACCATTTTTTGAGCGGACCGGACCGCTAAAAGTTGAATTACCCATAATAGGTTACTCCTTACAAAGCATTAAACCTTATAGTCTTGTAAGCGTCTGCTGGGAGCAGTCTATAAGGTTGAAATCCCAGAAAATAAGGAGAGAGTTTCCCCTCTCCTTAATTCAGTTAAGCGCCGGGTGAACCATACACGCAACGTGGGTCAGAGTAACCGAAGCTATAACGCTCACGGGCTTTGTACCGTACATTACCTGTATCAAAATCACCTTCCATCTTAGTAGACATAGGCATACGCTCAAAATGAACGAAACCTCTAGGTGCGTCAGTTTTAATAAAAAACGCATCCGTGTCTGAAAGATAATGATTAACCGTATAGCCGTTAGGAAGCATACCCATGTTCCTCATAGCATTTATATCATTATCAGAAGTACCGGGACGAAGAGTAGTTTCAAGAAGACGATCCGCAACAAATTGTAGTGCTGGCGGAACAATCAACTTCATACCTCGTACAGATACCCTAAGACCTTTTTCGTCAACAAAACCCGCTATATCAATAAGCGCATTCTCAAGACTAGTTTCATTTAAATCAGCAGCAGTTGCTGGCTCATTAGCAAGATCATTGTTATTGGTAAGAGGATGGTCAGTAGCGCAAAGCTCTTTTCCATCACCACCAGTAACAGTATCATCAAAAGCGGAGTTTAAAACAGAAGCCGCTTTAACTTGCTTAGTATTAGCCATACTACGTGCTAACGCTTTAGTGTAACGAGAAGCAAGACGATCATAAAGATTATCCTCAATAGCTTCCTCAGTAATTGAGAAAGCAAGAGCAATAGTCTCATGCGTGTATCGTGCAGTATATGCTTCTTGTGCATCATCAAAGCTGACCGCTGATCCTTCACCTTTAACAGGTGCGGAACCAAACCCAGCAAGCATTACTTCTTCTTCAAATGCTCGCTCTGAAGATTCTGTATCAAAAATCTCAGCAGCTTCATTATCATACCTAGCGTACTCTAACCCAAATAAGGCATTGAGGCCAGGCTCTAGCTCTTTAGCTAGTTGTGCTCTACTTATAGCCATTTCTCAACTCTCCTATACGCCAGTGGTTGAAGGTGTACCAGATGCAATGGACCCAACAGGTGCATTGAACGGGTTGTTCAACCTTACGATTGCGCCGATTCCGGCAGATGCAAAATCTTCGTTTTCAGGATCTTCAACCCATCCTAAGACACGTAGTCCTAAAGAATTGGTTGTATTAAGAGTACTGATAGCCAAACGACCTAGTGAAACACCAGTAGCATCTGTACCCGTTATACCTGTAGAAAGATTTCCGTTTAAAAAGACACTTGCGCGAGCATTTGCCTTACTTGTCCACGAAGCATCCGTAGCAATTACATATAGCTGATTAGGATCATCTACAATAAATGCTTTAACTGGATGATTACTATCCGCACCTGATCCAGGCCAGTAGTTGCTCCATGTTGTTTTTCCAGTGACGCTAGAAACATACTCACATCCTTGAAATACGCCTAGATGACTAACAGTTCCACCAGCAGCGTTAGCTGTATGGTCGATATATCCAGAAGCAAGAGGAATAACCAATTGTCCGTGATAGATCTTGTCACTGTTAGTAGACGCAATTTCGTAAGGAGTATATCCCGTAAGGCCAGTGGAATTGGCTCCTCCACCTAATTTACTTAGGGGGCGAAGACCAAAACTTCCGTTTGAATTAGCCATTTAGTTTTCTCCTAGTCCTCACTCTGAGGACCTCCAAAAGTTACACTTGAACTCCTATCAGGTCTACTGATAGGCATTGCCGGATGTTGCTCTCGAGCTAACTCGTTATCAACAGCCTTCATTTGATCCTTGGCTTGGCCAAGGAAGTATTTATTCCGCGAATCAACTATATCTTCAGGAACTCTGGCTAAAAGAAGTCCACCTACTCCGATAACTCCTGCATGTTTACCGTCTTCAACGGTAGGAATATCAAAATCAGGAAACTCTTCTCCGCGAACCAACTCATATCCCTCACGGGATCTAGCTGATACGTTTTTCCGATCATCAAAGCCCATAACACTTTCCCTAATCCAACGGTGTTTATAACCTTCGGGTGCGGGAGGCGCATCTAACATTGATGGCGGCTTCCATGGTTCCTTGCGTGCTTGTTTAACACGAGTCTCATTTTCGCGGGGCGTCCGTGGTGACTTTTGGCGAGCTGCGGTCTCTTCGTTCATGATTAACTCCTATTTTACGTATTTTGCGTATTCTTCAAGTGGTACATTTAGCTTTTTCGCAATAGCAACTTGCGATGGAGAAAGTTTGACCGACCTGCGCCCTGTGTGGTGTGGTTTGCGGGATGCTGAAGCAGCAGCAGTGGCGACCTGTGCTCCACCCGTTTTCTTAGGCGTCTGAAACTTATGAGGAAACTCCTCACGCATACGACGATCTACCTCACCATA